AAAAGGTGTTCAGGCCGGTAAATTAAAAAGTCCAACACTTAAGCCTCAAGTAGATATTTACAATACTCTTTTAAAAGGGCCGGTAAGGTCAATTGATGTTTTATCAGAAAAAATAGGGTTATCGAAAAAAGATACCAACAAAGGTTTAGAAAGATTATTAAGAAACATATACGCTGAAAGAGTGTCTATGGGTAAAGGCAGCAATGCTTCTAAAGGCGCGTCTATTTTTATATCTAGAGACGATAAAGTTATTGATGACATGTTAGGAAAATTACACAATATAGATGGGTTTAAGAAAAAAGCCCAGTATCAATTTTCAGGATTACTTTATGATGCTTACGGAAGAAAAAGTTCTCCGACATATAGCCCGAAAAAATACACTAAAGCAATGGCTAATTACAGAGACTATTTTAAAATTAAAAAAGTCGCAGAAAAATACGGTATTAAGTTAGAGTTAGATCACCCTCTTTCAAGACAAGCAATTACAAACGCAAACCTTTCTGCAGATAAAATGGTTAAGGTTACACCAATATCTGAAAGACTGAACACAGGGTTAAAACAAAACCTTGATAGGGCTTTATTAAACAACCCATCTAAAAGAATACAAATTGTAAATTTAGCAAATAATTTAGGTGTTAAGGTAGGTTCTATAACGGATACCGGCGTAGCTCGAGTTGGAGTAAGACCTTTTGATCAATACACTTCAAAAACTTTAATAGACGATGTTATTGGAAACTTAAAATCAGAGTCTGAACTTGCAAGTAGAATAAAAAGTTTAGATCCTAAATTAATTGAAAAAGCAGGAATGCAGAATTATCAACTTAATGCTCCTAGTAAAGTTTTAGATAGTAAACAACTAGGTAGTTTAAAAAATGCAATGATAAACGCTGTTAAAAAATTATCTAAGAAAGAACAACTGGATTATTGTAGTTTATTGTCTCGTGGTGGTCTCCCTGGAGATTGTGCTGCAGCAATAAAAAATAATACTGTACAAGCAGCACAAGTTTTTGATCAAGCCCCAGCCACTAGTAGTGCAATGACAAAAGTTAAAAACGCAGCAACAACTTTTTTAAAATTTGCAGGCAAAGGAAAAGTATTTGGAGCATCAGCAGTAACCGGTGCTTTAGGTAGTGCTTTAGTTAAACAATTTCAAAGTGATAATCCTGAAACTTATTTGACAAATGACAAACAAGCTAACGCTATGATTCTTGACACAGCTGATCAATTAGAACGAGAAGAAAGAATGGAAGCTGTTGGCGATGCACCAGAATTATTAGATGATGCAGCTATTGCTGCAGAAGTTGGAGCAACGGCAGCCGCGATCCCTGGTTCCGGTGCCGTGTACAAAGCAAGACGAAAACCTTTTACAAAAACAGTTGACGGTGTAAAGAAAACCAGAGCAGCCATGGGCCCAGCAAGAGCAGCATTAGGACCCGTTGGAAAAGCGTTATCAGGATTTGCTACACCATTAGGTTTAGCAGCGATCACTCCTTTAAGTGTTGCTAATCAAGTTTATGCAGGTGAATCTGCAGAAGACATCGCAACTAATCCATTAAACTGGGTAGGTCCAGCATTTGCAGGAACTTTAACCGATGCAGCTACACAAGGAATGAAAGATAAGTCGGTATTAGCCAGAACATTAAGATTAGGAATGAGTCCTGCAGCGATTCGAACAGCTTCTAGATTTTTAGGATTACCAGGACTTGCATTCAGTTTAGGGTATGAAGGATATGATCAATACAAGAAGTATACGGAAGGAAGAGGTTTCGTTTATAACCTCCTGAACAAATAGTGACTAAAATCAACAAAACACTTGTTGTAAATATGCAACACGTTAAAACAAACTTAATTCCACCTCGAAGTGGACCTAACCCACAAGGCTTGAATGTTCCTACAAAACAAGTTAAAACAATCAAGAACTCGGAGAAAATAAATGGCAGACGACAATATCGACAAAGCTCTTCCTAACGTTGAGCAGACAATAAAAGTTCCTGGCGAACAGGAAGTCGACGCAGCAACAGCAGATGTTACAGAAGATAGAATCCCTTCTCCTGATGATGTAGAAGTTACACAAACAGAAGATGGTGGTGCTGAAATTAATTTTGAACCCGGCGCTGTTAATCAAGCTGGAACAGAAAGTCATTTTGATAACTTAGCTGATTTATTACCTGATGATATTTTAGGATCATTAGCTTCGAGACTTTACGAAAATTACATGCAGTACAAACAATCTAGAAAAGATTGGGAAGATGCATACGTTAAAGGATTAGATTTATTAGGATTTAAATACGAAAACCCAACTCAACCGTTTCAAGGAGCTTCAGGTGCAACGCATCCTGTTCTTGCAGAAGCGGTAACCCAATTCCAAGCACAAGCTTACAAAGAATTACTTCCAGCAACAGGACCTGTACATACACAGCTCCTAGGAAAACCTGACAGACAAAAAGAAGAACAATCTGTTAGAGTAAAGAATTTCATGAACTATCAGCTCATGGACGTGATGAAAGAGTACGAACCCGAGTTCGATCAAATGCTTTTTTATCTCCCTCTAAGTGGCTCTACTTTTAAGAAAGTCTACTATGATGAACTCTTAGGTAGAGCCGTTTCAAAATTCGTACCGGCAGATGATTTAATTGTGCCTTACACAGCAACTTCAATTGAAGATGCAGAAGCTGTTTGTCATACATTAAAAATGTCAGAGAACGATTTGAGGAAACAACAAGTTTCAGGATTTTATAGAGACATCGATATTAAACCTGGATATGATCAAGAAACCGATGTCGAGAAAAAAGAACGAGAGTTAGAAGGTATTAGAAAAACAAGAGATGAAGATGTTTTCTCTTTAGTTGAATGTCACTTAGATTTAGATCTAGAAGGATTTGAAGATATGGGGCAAGACGGCGAACCAACAGGAATCAAACTACCTTACATTGTAACTCTAGAAATGGGATCAAGAGAGATTCTTTCAATCAGAAGAAACTACAAAGCAGAAGATCCTTTAAGAAAAAAAATTGAATACTTTGTTCACTTTAAATTTTTACCAGGACTTGGCTTTTATGGTTTTGGTTTAATACATATGATTGGTGGTTTATCAAGAACTGCCACAACAGCTCTAAGACAATTATTGGATGCAGGAACATTAAGCAACTTACCTGCAGGATTTAAACAGCGTGGGATACGTGTAAGAGACGAAGCACAGTCTATACAACCCGGCGAATTCAGAGATGTCGATGCACCTGGTGGAAACATCAAGGACGCATTTATGACTCTCCCTTTTAAAGAGCCTTCACAAACGTTATTATCTTTAATGGGGATAGTTGTTCAAGCAGGACAACGATTTGCCGCCATAGCTGACATGCAGGTCGGTGACGGCAACCAGCAGGCAGCTGTTGGGACGACCATAGCCCTTTTAGAGCGAGGCTCCAGGGTCATGTCAGCCATACATAAAAGATTGTATGTGGCGATGAAGAGCGAGTTTCAGTTACTGGCTGGAATTTTTAAATCTTATTTACCCGCAGAGTATCCCTATGATGTTGTTGGAGGTCAGAGAAATATAAAAGTTGCTGACTTTGATGACAAAGTAGATATTTTACCTATAGCAGATCCAAATATTTTTTCACAAGCGCAAAGAATTACGATGGCGCAAACAGAATTACAACTTGCACAATCAAATCCACAACTTCATAACTTATATGAAGCGTACAGAGCGATGTATAGTGCGATTGGAGTTAAAGATATCGACAAAATTTTACCACCACCGCAGCAACCTATACCCATGGACCCTGCACAAGAGAATATTTTAGCAATGACAGGCAAACCTTTCCAAGCTTTTAAAGGTCAAGACCATGCAGCACACATAACTTCGCATTTAAACTTCATGTCAACGAATATTGCACGAAATAATCCGATGATTTTGGGTGCATTAGAGAAAAATATTTTTGAACACATCAGTTTGATGGCACAAGAGCAAATTGAAGTGGAATTCAGAGAAGAAATTGCACAAGTTCAACAAATGCAAATGGCAATGCAACAAATGATGGCACAAGGACCACAAATGCAACAATCTCCACAAGTTATGCAAATGCAACAGCAGTTATTAGGCATGCAATTGTCTATGGAGTCTAGAAAAGCTAAACTTATTGCAGAAATGACTGAAGAATTCATGAACGAAGAGAATAAGATCATGGGACAACTAGGAAATGACCCAATTGCTAAATTAAAAGCAAGAGAACTTGATCTCAAAGCTATGGATGATAGAAGGAAAGAACAAGAAGGCCAAGAAAAGATTAATTTGGACAAAATGAAGGCTATGATGAATCAAAACCAACATGAGGACAAATTAGAGCAAAACGAAGAATTAGCTGAATTAAGAGCTGATACTTCGCTAGAAAAGACCCAAATGGGTATTAACGCAAAAATGGCTAGCGATAGGTTCAAACAAAGAGATGTAAAGATCTTGAAAGGACCTAGAAGATAGTATACAAAGGAGACACTATGTTAAAAAAATTTGGAAAAAAATTAAAAAAAGGTTTAAAAAAAGCAGGTCCTGCTATTGCGTTATTAGGTGCAGCAGCTTTAGCTGCTAGAAAAGGTAGAGCAGCAAAAGCAATGCAAAATAGTGTGACGGCTGATGTTGGA